AGCTGAAGACCGAAGACCTTGAACGATTCTCCGAAGTGACGCTGACCAGACACCTCATCCAGCTAGTACGTCACAACATCATCAGCCTCTCAGAGGCAGTACTTGCTGCCGAGATCGACGCGCTTGACCACTTCGAGTGGGAGCAAAAGGATGGCAGCCCTGGGAAGCCATGCACCGCTTCCAATGGCTATCTTGCAAATATATTCGGCCTGTCTGGGTGCTCCATCAGCCGGGCCATCTCTCGCCTCAAGCGCTTAAGACTCATCAAGGACATAACCGCACCAACAGATAGATTAGCAGGAAGACGGCGGCTGCGGAGCCGCATGCCAGAGCACAGAGTGCAAGTGCGGGACGGCTTAGCTAAAAAGACTGGTCGGCTTAGCGTCTTCGCTAAGGGGGGGCATAGCGAAGACGCTAAGCCTATAGGTATATATAAGAATATATACTCCGTCTCGCCCAGAGAGGGCGAAGACGAGAGAGAGAAGAAAAAGAAAACAAGCAAAGAAAAAGAACTGAAGGCTCGCCAGCTCACCGCTATCTACAAGCCGCTCGCGGAGAAGCTTGCCACAATCATTCAAAAGGACCGCACTATCAATTGCAACAGCAAGCTTGCCGCTTGGGCTGAAGGCCTGCGCCGCCTACATGCGATCGATGGCGTCTCGCTCGACCGTATTAAGTCAGCCCTCGTTTCCTTGGACAAGGACCGCACACGGCTCAACCAGTTTTGCCCGACAATACTGAGTGGTGCCACCTTCCGTGAGAAGTTCATCCGGCTGGAGAGCTTCATCGCTCGAGAGAAGAATGGCCCCGCTCCGAAGAGGGACGCCACCGACGACGAGATCAACCGGCCCGTGCCGGCGAACTTCCGAGGCGGCGGGACCTTCTACGCAGAGAAGAGCGACGAGGAGGCCCGACCTCACGACGATCCGCCCCCAAGAAGGCCAGCAAAGCGCTGTAAGCGGTCCGAGGTTTCCAAACCCAAGCCTGGCTACTGATTCAGAATCCAAACGCCGTATACAACGAATAAGACTGACCACAGAACTGGGAGGGAAAGCCCCGTGGATAGACAAAAACCCGTCAAGCGCGCCGAGGCCGCCCAAGGTCTCGACGCGAGAACAGAGCGGCTGATCTGTATGGGGATGGTGGTAAGCGATCGGGTGGTGCGTGAGCTGGCGCCGCTGTACCGGCCGGAACTGATGGTGACGGACTTCTCAAGGTGGGTCGCGGATCAGTGCCTCGCCTTCTACGAGCGCCACGGGGTAGCGCCCGGCCGATCCATTGAGGACATCTTCCACACAGAGTCCCGGAAGCGCCTACAGCCGGAGGTGGCAGATCTGGTGGAGGCGTTCCTTGACGGGATCAGTGGCGAGTTTGAGCGCCGCGACAAGTTCAACGAGGGCCATGTAGTTGAACAGGCTGTCAATTACTTCCGGGCAAGGGCGCTACGGATAGCGCTTGATGACGCAAAGCTGGAGCTGGAGAGCGGGCGCGTCGATCAAGCTGAAGAACGCTGGTCTAAGTACAAGCGCGTGGAGCGTCCAATGGGTGAAGGCGTAAACCCTTTCAGCAACACCGAGCTGATCCGCCACGCCTTCGAGCGGCAACAGACGCCACTCTTCACCCTACCCGGCGCGGCCGGTCAGCTCATCAACAATCAACTCCGCCGCCAAAACTTCATCAGCCTCATCGGCGTGGTTGGTCGCGGGAAGACCTACCTGCTGATGGAGTTTGCGAAGCTTGCGGCACGCGCCCGATGCAACGTGGCGTTCTTAGGTGTTGGGGATATGAGCGAGGAGGAATACACTTGGCGGTGGGCGGTGAACCTCGCCGGGCGGAGTAGCGAGCTTGAGGACTGTGAGGCGCTGTGGGTGCCTTGTATGGACTGCGCGTTCAATCAGGACGACAGTTGCACAAGGAGGTTCCGGCGATCCTCCTGCGGTTTGCCAAGAGAGCTTCGTGAGGACCCGCTTCCCGACCCACGTGACGCACCAGAGGAGTACAAGCCATGCGCCGTGTGCGACGAAGGCGACTCGCGCTTCATAGGGAGAAGCTGGTGGGTGCTGAGGCCGAAAGTGCAACCCCTACAATGGGGCGAGGCGCTCCGCGTTGGCAAGGACTTCATGTCGCGCTACAAGGGCCGCGACTTCAAGCTCAAAGCCTTCCCCTCCCGGTCCCTCACGCCCAATGGCATTGAAGGGTTGCTGGCCCGGTGGAGGGACTATGAAGGATGGATGTGCGATGTGCTGGTGATCGACTACATGGACGAGATGTCTAGCGACGAGCGCTTTGAGCAATACCGCCACCAGGAGGCTTCCAAGTGGAGTGCTACCCGTGGCCTTGCCCAGCGGTGGAACCTGCTCACGATCGCGGCAGAGCAATCGGACGCCGACGGCTACAAACGCGACACGCTCACCATCGGCAACTTCAACGAGGATCGGCGGCGTAATGACGTCGTCACCGGCAAGCTCGGCCTCAACCGGTCCGACATTGAAGCCAAGCGCGGCGTTGCTCGCCTAGCGTGGGCCGGGAAGCTACGCCAGGGACGCTACGGCCCCAACGACCAGGTTGTAATCGTACAGTCTCTGGCGCAGGGAAGGCCACTGATTGGAAGTTATTGGAGAAAAAAGTATGGTGGAACTAGGAAGGTGGAAGTATAGTAAAGTAGATCGTGCTGTGAGTCTACCACTAAACAAAGATAGGGGCACCTCTGTGGGGGACTCAGTGACCGGAGACAAACGGGGTGTCGCATCGAAAGGAGATGCAAGATGGCCAAGAAGAGGAAGGTGAGAAAGTCAGCAGCAGCGGAGCCCGAGAGCAGTCCTACGATTGACGAGCTGCGTACGGCGGCCGCCAACATCAACGCGAAGATCGAGTTGACAGATCCTATCCCTGTAGAGGGGTCAGCAGAAGAGATCGCAGAAGCCTTGCGCGCTGAGGGCAACTCTGCCGAGAAGCAGGCAGGCTTCTATGAGGATGATGGCCTCTCTGGGGCTACGAAGGAAGTGCTCAAGGCGCTCGACATCGAACTCAAGTCCGCAGGAGAAACCGAACCGGCCCTTGTGCCGGAGAACGAACCGGCCGCTGAGTCGGAGAAAGAAGAAGAGACAGTGACGAAGAAGACCACAGAGAAGACAACGAAGAAAGCGAAGGCTACCAAGAAGACGAAGGCTGCGCCTGTGAAGCGCGCTGATGCGTTCACGCGTGAGCAGTCGGTCGTCCAGTCCATCAGGAAGACGGCCGCCATCGCCGAAGACCTCGCCGCAGCGTCCGATACGCTGTATGCGAAGAAGGCCGGCAAAGCCCCCAACCGCAAGCAAGCGCTCCATGTGGTAAGGATCGGTCTGCGCTTCCTGGTGCCGTGCGGCTATGCCGTGATCGACGACAAGCAGAAAATCCGTCTCGCGTAGTCGAGAGAGAAAGCCCTACCATGGAGACGGTTTCAAACATTCCGTTGCTAGTGATTGGTGGCGGAATAGCTGGTTGTGTAGCGGAGGCTTTGCTTGGGCAGAAAAAGCCCGTCGTGTATGACCAGCGCACGAATGAGCAATGCCTCTCTGGGCACCGAGGAGTGATGCGGCTTCGCAATCCCGAGGTTGCATCCCTCCTCGGTTGTTCTCATCGGAAGGTCACCGTCCACAAGTCGGCCTATACTGACGGCCGACTCACTGACGTTCCAACTATCGCCACCAACAATCGCTACAGCTTAAAGGTTAGTGATGGGCACAGCATTGGTCGGCGATCCATTATGCTCTTGGGGCAAGTAGAACGCCACATACTCTCCGGAGCCGTAGCCACCAACCCCCGGACCACAAGGCTAGGTTGGAAGCTGACGAAGATCGTACCTGGGACCGCCTTCTTCATCCACGTACTCACCGGCGAGACCCAGCGCTGTAACTATGATTGGTGCATCAGCACGATTCCTATGCCAGCTCTTTGTAGCTTTGCAGGGGTGCGATTGCGCGAGCCGCTCGTGTCGCTCCCGATCTGGTCTGCGTTCCTCTCCTTCAAGAATCTCTCGCGTGACCTTCACCAAACCATTTACTTCCCCGACCATGACACTCCCATCTATCGCGCCACCCTGGGGGAGAGGCGGTTGTTAGTAGAGTCAATGGCGCCGGTTGACTTGGAGGAGCTGAAACCGTTGTTTGGAATCTTTGGAATCGAAGAGCCGGATAGTTGCTGGGACATATCGGCCCAGCACGCCGGGAAGATCATACCCATACAGGATAGCGCCCGCAAGGCGGTGCTCCATGAGCTAACAACCCGGCTCCGTTTGTACTCGATCGGAAGGTTTGCTATTTGGAAGGCGATACGGACAGATGAACTGATACAAGACGCGAAGGTCATTGCGTCATTACTCGCAGCAGAAGAGGTTGGATATGAAACAAGACGACAACTCAGTATGTAGAGCCTCGCACAATAAGGCTTCTGTAGCGCTCGTCAGCGTGACGCCGGAAGCTGATGTGCTACTTGTATTTGCAAAGCGTACTCGCCACATGGAGTCAGCGCAGGATCTGGAGGCGGTACGTCGATTGAGGGTGGAGGACCCAGAGCGTTTCGCAGAGGAGCTGGGATATGTCTTCACCACGATCGGCTCCTCGCAAGAGTTTGTGGATTACACATTCCTCATAACCGGCGTCACACGAGCTTTTACCCACCAGCTCGTGCGCCATCGTGTCGGCACATCCTTCGCGCAGCAGACACAGCGTGCGACACAAATGACAGACTTTGACTATCTGGCGACCGGCCAGTGTATTAACAAGCTCGTCTATCACGGAGCTATGGCCCGTATCCAAGACAGTTATAGAGCGCTGCTTCACGAAGGCGTCCCGGCCCAAGACGCACGCGGCATACTCCCCACTAACATCCTCACTAACGTTCTCTTCAAGGTCAACCTCCGCGCCCTGGGAGGGATAATGGACGCAAGGCTCTGCGTACGAGCCCAAGGCGAGTTTCAGAACATCACCTACCTTATGCGCAAGTGTGTGCTGAGTGTTCATCCGTGGGCCGAGCCGCTGATGCGTCCCTTCTGCCTCAAGCACAACTCGTGTCTCTTCCCTCGGTTCAAGGAGTGTGCTGTAAAGCCCCACCTCCCTCAAGTCTCTCCGGAGGCTGTCGAGGGGATGATGGAGATATGGAGGCAGCAGCTCGGCAAGGACGTCCAACCCACCCAGCAGTTCAAGGAGAAGTGACATGGCCCCGAATCGAAAAACAATATGCGTTGACGCTGACGGAGTCCTCTTTGAGTATGACCACTGGGCTGGGCCTGACCGTTTTGGCAAACCAATCAATGGCTGTGCCGAGGTGCTTCAATCGCTGAGTGATGACGGCTGGGTTATCATTATCCACACCACACGCAGCGATAAAGCGGCGCTGCAATTCGAGCTGGACCGTTATGATATACCCTATGACTTCATCAACCAGAATCCCGAGAACGCCGCACAAGGCTGCAATCCGGGCAAGCCTCTTGCCACTGTTTATGTGGATGACCGGGCGATCCAATTCAATGGCGACTGGAGAGCTACGGAGCATGCAATCAGAAACTTTGAAGTTTGGTACCGGCGCGAAGAGCCAACCCTCTCTGGAGAGGACGTGGTGCGACTCTTTAGATCCATCGATGAGGTGCAAGCCGAGCGCACCAAGCAATACGGCGATCACTTCAAGGGCAACACCAACCAAGGACTTGCGTGGACTGCGCTCCTCCAGAACCACTACGGCATCACGCTCTCCCATCCCATACCCAACCACCTAGTCTCTCTCATGATGGCGTCCGCAAAGACGATGCGCGCCGCTGCCCGTGGTGTCAAGGCTCACCCTGACAACTATGTAGACGGAGCGGCCTATCTGAAGATGGCACTGTCTGAGTGTATCAAAGAGGAACCTGACGAGGAATGATGAACTTGAATGATCTATTTATGATGGGGATGAAGAGGGTCTTGCTGCCGCCTGTGGAGCCACCCAAGGGAATCCAAATCGAGTTGGGACCAGGAGAGAGTCCAACGGAAGGTGCGGACGGTCTCGCTGGCTGGCGTGCTCCGGGCCGCATCCCATACGCAGACAGTACGGTGGCGGCGATATGGGCATTCCACTTCTTCGAGCACCTGGCCGGGGAGGACGCAATAAAAGTCCTACACGACTGTGATCGCATCTTGGTACCGGGCGGAGTCTTGACAGCGCTCGTCCCGCACCGCTTATCACAGATGGCCTATCATGACCTTGATCATAAGAGCTTCTGGTGCGAGGGGACTTTGAAGAACCTTTTCCAAACGGAGTTTTACACCGACAAAGGAGAGTGGTCCATGAGGCTACACACTTGTGTGATCATGGGCATAGTCGAGAGGAATCTTGCCCTCATTTTCCAGCTGGTAAAGCAAAAGCAATGAGCGAGTTTCCACACCTCCATACTCATGACGAGTACAGCTTGCTGGATGGCTACGGGACCGCCGCCCAGTACACAGCCACAGCGGAGGAGCTTGGCATGGAGGCGCTGGCGCTTACCAACCACGGGAATGTAGATGGCTGTCTACGCTTCCAGAAGGCGTGCGAGCCAACCGACATCAAGCCCATATTCGGAACAGAGCTGTATGTGGTTGAGGACGCCGCCATCAAAGAGAAGGGAGAGCGCCGGTATCACCTCGTATGCTGGGTTGCCAATGAAACCGGCTGGTACAACCTTCTCAAGCTCCTCACCAAGGCCAACCTTGAAGGCTTCTACTACCGGCCGCGCGTCGATCCGAAGATGCTGCTGGCTCGCTGTGAAGGACTCGTGTTCGGTACGGCCTGCGCCTCGTCTGTGCTAGGGATAGCATGGGGGAGGAAGCTGCTCACCTCCCTCCTCAAGGCGGGCCGCCCAGTGTGGTGCGAGGTCATGCCCCACAACTACAAAGAGCAGATCGCCGCTAACAAGTTGGCTGTTGACTTTTCTCTTCGCCACAAGCTTCCCCTACTCGCCACCAACGACTGTCACTATCCCAAGGCGGAAGATGCTCAGCTCCAGGAAGTGCTACTAGCCATCCAACGCCGAGCGCGTTGGAACGACAAAGATCGCTGGCGCTTCGACGTGACAGGCTTATACCTTCGCACAGAAGACGAGATGGGCAAAGCCTTTGCCGCGCTCGGCTCCATCCCCACCAAGTACGCCAACCAGGCCATAGACGGTGCATATGATCTAGCCGAGGAGCTAGGCAGCGCCATGCCCTCCCTCCCCTCCAAGAAAGTTATCCTGCCCGCTGTCAACCTACCCAAAGGCAAATCTGATTCCGAGTTCGTCTGTGATATCGTGCAGCAAGGTCTCGACGAACTTATCAAGCCACACCTTCCTATACATGATGAGCTTGGCAAGGCTCTCAAGCTATCTGACTATCAACAGCGCATCGAGGAGGAGCTTGGTCTCATATGTGAGCTTGGGTTTGAACGCTACTTCCTGATTGTATGGGAACTGATAAGCTGGTGCCGCACCAATGATGTGATGGTAGGACCGGGGCGCGGTAGTGTTGGTGGGAGCCTAGTAGCCTACCTCATGCGCATTACCAAGGTGGACCCTCTCGTATACAAGCTCATCTTCTCGCGCTTCATCTCCGCCGCCCGCATAGACCTCCCGGATATTGACATGGACTTCGAGGATCGCAAGCGCCACCTCGTCTGGAAGCACCTTGAGGAAGCCTATGGCAAAGACTGCGTGGCTGGGGTATCAACCTACTCCTCTCTCAAAGGCCGGGCGGCCTTGCGTGACGTATCGCGCGTGTTTGATGTTCCGTTTGCTGACGTGGACGCGGCAGCCAAGAGCATCGTAGTGCGATCAGGTGGAGACTTCCGGGCAGACTACACCATCGAGGATGCCTTCGAAACCTTTGATGATGGCATAGCGTTCAAGAAGAAGCACCCCGAGGTGGCGCGTATCGCGTGTGGACTAGAGGGTCAGATACGCGGCGCAGGCCAGCACGCTGCCGGCATTTGTATCTCCTCGGAGTCCCTCAAGAGTGGCCAACGCTGTGCACTCTGTAAGCGTAGCAAGAACATCGTCGTCAACTGGGACAAGGAGGATGCCCAGTACTTTGGTCTAATGAAGCTAGATGTGCTGGGGTTGTCAGCGCTGTCGATCCTATCCACAGCGCGCCAGTACATCCTCGCCAACCATAGCAAAGACATAGACTTCCAGTCACTCACCCTCGATGATCCCGCCGTGTACCAGGAGATATCCGCCGGACATACTGTGGGCGCATTCCAGATAGGATCCGTAGGGCTTTCACGGTACTGTGCCGAGCTGGGAGTGGATACGTTCACCGACCTCGTCAATGCCACGAGCCTCTGGCGGCCGGGCACGCTACGCTCCGGCATGACCACGGAGTTTCAACTCCGCAAGTGCGGCGAATCCAAGTGGGAGTATATCCATCCGGCTCTCAAGGCTATCACCTTGCACACCTATGGCATCATCCTCTACCAAGAGCAGATTATGCAGATGATGTATGACCTGGCGAAGATACCTTGGCGCACGTGCGATCTTATCCGCAAGGTCATCAGTAAGTCCCAGGGCGAAGAGCTGTTTGCGAAGTATGGCCAGCAGTTCCAAGAGGGCTGTGTAAAGAATTGCAGCCTTGACGCGAAGACAGCGGAGAAGGTTTGGACTGAACTATCAAGCTTCGGCAGCTACGGCTTCAACAAATCACACGCCGTAGAATACTCGATGATCTCCTATTGGGACATGTGGCTGAAAGTTTACTACCCTGGCGAGTTCATGGCGGCATGCCTGACCTTTATCAAAGACGACAAGAAGGAAGAGCTAGTGCGAGAGGCCCGACGGGTAGGCTTACGCATCGTGCCGCCTAAGATAGGCATCGCTCACAAAGACGCATGGGTGTGTAATGGGAAAGACTTGTTCGTTCCCTTCATCGAAGTCAAAGGGCTCGGCCCGGCCGCATGTACTAAGATACAAGCGCTCGCCAAGAAGAAGCACAGCAAGGGCTTCTTCGAATCCGAGGAGAGCAAACTCCCCGCCAACATCACCAAGACCCTTAAGCGACTCAAGGCTGATAGCATCGACACTCAGTTCTCGGAAGAGGAGGTTGAGGCAGTAAGCTCCTTGTTCAACTTTGACCTGTCCCAGGACCCATTGCGCCAAGTACGCGGCATCATTGACAAGCTTTCCCCTTACATTGCCACCGTAAAAGAGGTTGATGATCGTACTGTAGCCACGTCCCCCGAAGAGCCGATGCTGATGGTGCTACGAATTGACGACTTGCGGTTCGGCTATCGAAAAGCCCTACTCAAATCACGACACAGCGGCAAGGTTGCGGACATCGCCGGTACCAAAGAGAACCTTGGGGGCGCGTATGGCTTTGCGCGAGACGAGAGCGGCGCGCAGATGGTTGTGTTCTCCGAGAAGGTCTACAGCGCCAAAAAGTCCAAGGTTGAGCACTGTGTGTCGCAGTGGCTACTGGTGGAAGGCTTTCGCGCCAATAGAAACATTGTATGCTCTGACTTGTGGCTTGAAGAGGATATGCTGGCGGCAGACCTTGGCGACGCCGGGCTTGAACTGATAGAGGAGTACAAGCCTGTGACGCTGTATGACCTTGACAGGTGTAGCCTTTGCAAGTGCGGCGAGGAGGTATGCCACGGACCGGTATCGCCAAGCTCTGGCAAGTACAACGTCATGCTGGTGGGTGAAGCGCCCGGACCGAACGAGGACGAAGAGGGCAAGGGCTTCGTCGGCCGGTCTGGGAAGCTGGTGTGGAGCGAGCTAGCCGCACTCGGGATAGAGCGGAAGCACGTCCATGTCAGCAATGTAGTCAAGTGCTATCCCGGCAAAGGCAAGTCCCCAACCGCACGCGAGATCCAAGCGTGCTCGATGGCATGGCTCGCCAAAGAGCTACAAGCGGTGAAGCCGGTCATCATACTGGCGTTTGGGAACACGTGCCTCCAATGGATCTTGAAGGAAGACTCTGGCATCACCCGGTACAACGCTACCACGATGTGGGTCCCGAGGCTGAAGGCGTGGGTGTGCTGGTGCATGCATCCGGCAAGCGCCTTGTACAGTCCCGAGAATCTGAAGCCGTTCCGTGCTGGACTGAAG